ACCTCGTTGACATAAGACAATAGACATAGAGTCATTAAAGCCTAAGTCAAACACTACATGAACCTTTAGCATTGGGTCATAAGGCACAGATGTAATACGACCATTCTCTTGTGCATCTCTTATTTCGTTAGCATAGATAGCACCATCTACAGCAGCTTTACAATCACCTTCCCAAATGTTTGCATAGTCAGGGTTAGTCTTCTCGCTATGTTGACGTTCTATCTCTAGTACATCAGGAAACCAAGGATTGTCAGTATAGTTTACTTTAACAACCTTAGCGTTCTCTGGTGGATTAACCACGAACCTAGTATATGTATCGTCTGTATCTATATTAGGGTTAAATGACACCCATATTTCTGAATTAGGTTTACGTATCGTAGGGATTAAGATGTCCCATGACTTCTTACTAACTGTCTGTGCTTCTTCTACCCATACAATGTCACAACCTTCAAAAGACTTAATAGACTCAACAGTATTAGTAGCAAGACCAGTAAAACTAAAACTTGAACCACTACGACTACGAATTTCTGACTCCAAGACCTCGTACAATGGACCAAGCCCAAGTGCCTGTATTTGGTCGTTAAGTAAAGTATGAACAGATTGTTTAATAGACCTTTGAATTTCTCTAGCACACAGTATCCTTAATGGCTTATTGCTTGCCTGTAATAGTAAAGCTCTAGCCATAGACCATGACTTGCCACTTCCACGACCACCATAAGCTACTTTGTATCTATGTGGGTCAAATAAGAATTGTAGCTTCTTAGGAAAGTCAGCTAATGGTTCAGTCTGACTTGGTATCTGGTTCAACAAACCTGAGTCCTATGCTGAAAGGTAAATCTGCACCATCTAGCCCACCTATCTCAGTCTGAGTAGGTAGTATCTTAGCGTATATGTTATAGAAGTTATTAGGGTTATCTATAGCCCATTGCTTCATGTGTTCTACACCGCCTATGCCATCAAATACCGCTATGACGTTTTCTTTTACTGTAGATGATAGTTTATTAGGAACTCCAGCTTTTCTACCTGAGCCTTCTCTTTTACCACCACGATTATCTGTTTTTGATAAATCTTCTACTTTTTCAAAGTTTTCGTTGTTTTCCATTGTTTTGCAACTCCCTTAGGTTGGTTGCCCTCTGTTATAGTTCTGAGTCTTTGTTGTTACCCTTGAGTGGGTATATCATTCTTTGGTATGTTTCCCACCATTCTTGAGCATAATCAGTATTCTGATAGTCTTTAAAGCATGGTGTGCCTAATGTGTGATGCACTAACTTAGCATCTGGATTATATTCGTATTCTGTTTCTAGCCAGTTCCATGTTTCGTCTAGCTTACCTACTTGTTCTTCAGGATACTTTAGCCATTCAAACCTGTGTAGGTATTTACCTGTTTGTTCTTGTACGAACTTAGGTGTTAATTGTTTATTGAGCCAATGTGAGCAGTTCCATAACATAACGCTTGACCAATTCTTTTTAGGATAGTCTTCGTTCTTTGCACCTAGATACTTCACAGGATGCTTTGTTGTATAGTGATGCTTGACTACCTTGATTGCTTCGTCTGTATCAAAGTTAGCTAGTATCTCTGCTATATCTGTTCTGCAAATCATATCGCCATCTACAAATAGTGCGATACCTTTAAAGTTATTTAGATATGGCACTAGAAAGCGTGAATAGATAAATGCGTTACTACCGTCTGTATGTGTTTCTTTATAGTCTTTAAGCGTATTTAATGCTAATGGTGTAAAGCTAACAGGTATAGATGACTTCTCTATAACTGACTGACAAAAGTTATGATACGCAATTGGTTCTACCTTGCCATCATATCCTACATATATATCTAGTTTTACCACTTTACTTTGTTAGCTATTTGTTGACAAACGTTTATAAAATATTCTTGGTCAAATTGTTGTTTCATAAAATTAACGTCTTTATGTACTAACTGAACATTACCAACAATGTATCCTTCAGAATTATCAACTCTATCTATTGATGCTGTTGCTGTTAAACCTTTTTCTGCCCATCCTATTGGAATACCTGATAAGGCACATACGCCTTCTTGTTCTTCATACATATTCCAAATGTATTCTATGGTTAAGTCCCAAGCATATCCTCTTGAAAGACCACCTTTTTGTTTCATATTAAACCATGTATAAGGAATAGAATGATACTTTCCCTTAAAGTTATTATCATGGTTACTACAAGAACGACATTTCCAATTGCCTTTGATAGCATCTTCTAAATGCCCTTTTCTTCCGTATGACTGTAAAGAGCCACAATTAGGGCAAGTCTTAGTATATGTTTTTGTTACCACTTAATTTTGTTGCTCCACCATGCGGCACTCATTTTTCCTTTAGCAATGTTCTTAGCGTGTCTTGCTTTAAATGACTTTGCTCTATCTGTATTTGTTTTGTCACCACTTACGCCTTTTTGTCCAAAGCGTATAAGTTTTTCTTGGTCACCATCTTTAGCTAATACTGCATGTGACTTAGTAGGATGATTAGGCGTTCTTTTAGGTTTATTATAACCTGAAAATGTTTCCTTACCCTTCTTAATCATTTCTTTTTCTTAGCTGTCTTTGCTGATTGTTTAAATGCCATAGCTGTAGGTGCACCTTTAGAACCTACTTTACGCATCTTCTCACCAGAGCCAGCTTTAATTCTAGCTTTCTTGGCTGCAATGTTAGCGTATAGACCTAGCTTATTTGCCACGTTTAGCTGCCTTTTTCATAGGCTTAGTTGCCATTTTGCTACCTGTTTTCTTTGCGTATTCTTTAGCTTCCATCTTACCTTTTGCTGTGTAAGGAAACGCTTTCATTCCACTTTTTGTTTTGACCATTGGCATAATTATCTTCCTTTTTTCATTTCGTTTTGTACAATTTCACGAATCATCTTATCAAGTTCTGCTTGCTTGAGCTTCTTCTTTTTCATTTCAATCGCTTCTTCTTGCTTATCTAATTTTTTATATTTATCAGATTTCATTATAGCTATTTGCCTTTCTTTTTAGACATTCCTGCAGATGAAAGTGCTATCGCTATCGCCTGCTTAGGGTTTTTAACAACTGGACCTTTTTTAGAGCCAGTATTTAAAGTACCTGCTTTAAATTCCTTCATCACTTTGCTGACTTTCGCCATCTTGCCTTTTTTCGTTGTTGGCTTCTTCATAGCTTTTCCTTAACTTAATAAATCTGTGGTCATATCTACAGTCGTTGCATAGCGGATACTCGGTAGAGTCAAATGGTTCACCGCATGAATTACATATAGTTACTGAGAATGTCATATAAAAGAAAAAGCCCAACCACGGAGAGAGTGCAGTCAGGCTTTTGTGGGATTACGTTATTAACGGACAGGAGTTGTCCAACAAATAGCATTATAGCAAACTTTGTAATTATGTGCAACCACTTTATGCGTTTATTCGTCTTTCTGCAATCGTAAGCAAGTTATCGTATGCCATGTCTAATTGCCAATAAAAGGCTAATGGTGGTTTAGCTCCTAAGTATTTAGCATAAATAGCTTCTTGTTGTCCTTGCTCTAAGCTATGCACTATAGCGTGTATGGTTCTAACATTACTCATGTCCTGAGCAGAACACATCTCTTCAAACGCTTCTGAAGTTGACTCTCCACCAGATGACATGCCTATGCTCTTGGATGGATAACCCAAACGGTGATTATCCGACTTCATCCATAAAGCCCAATCCTCTAGGATGGACAATAAGCGTTCCATACTAATCATATTGTGTTAGCGTATAAGCTACGCTTTGCCCAAATGTTTCTTGTGTAGTTCTTTGCTGAATGTTGTGTTTAGCATCATCTGCGTTATGACTGATAACACCTTTTATTTGGTCTTCTGTGAAGTTTGCTGTGTGTCCAAATATACCTTGTAGTGGATGTGGCTGTGGAATGTAATAGTGCATAAGTCTATTATCTTTATCTTTGAATGCGTGTATATGACCTTCCATCTTCATGGTAACAAGCAAGTTTTTAATAGTATTGTAATTACCATCTACATGTGCTGCTATATCTTTTATGGCTTTAGGTTCTGTAAGGTAGGCTAGTATTTTATCTCTGGTATTCACGATACATCCTTAATTTTACAATGCCATTTCTTTTTATCGTCTTGATGCCAACCATGCACATGAATAGTCCAACCAGCTTCACGAACATGTCCTACGTTTTCATGGTCACCTATCTTCTTTACTCTAGCTGACATATTACCTGCTGTAGTTGTTTGTACTGCTAATACTTCTTTACCCTTTAAAGCTAGTAGGTCTATAAAGCCAAACAAGTCTTGTCTTATCCTTGCAAAACTATTCCAATGTTCTACTACTGCTACTGTGTATCCTTCTTCTCGTAATTTTTTAAGACTTAACTGCGTTGGGCTAGTTGCCATCAAATTGACTTTCGTTAGGTTTAGATATTCCGTCTTTAAATCTTTTCTCTACATTACCGGTAGACTTATTAAGTTCGTATTCATAAGTGTGTGGTGATACGTCATCACTATTCTTTTTCTTTTTAAATATCTTGTCCCAGTTATCTTGTGCTTCTTGTTCAGAAATTAACAATGGTCTTCTTCCAGAACCTTTACCCATTACTTTACCTCCAAATGTCCGTTAGTAAATAACCAACCTATAGTTTTACGGTGTGCTTCTTCCCATGCTGCTATTCTATCATGCTTATCTAACATCTTATCATTATCTATCATATGGTGGCATTGGTGACATAAGAAAGCTATACGGTAATCATGTCCCTTTATACCTGTTCCTTTACCATCACGTAGTTGGTTAGAATGTGCAGATACTACAGTTCCGTCTTGCATAGAACACATCATACATGGTGCACCATCTGCTAGTTTAAGTAATTTAGGGTTACGATAGTTCACTAATAATCCCAACCCCAACCCATAGTCTGACCCCATACCTCTATCTGTTGTTGGTATTCTGTCATTTCTGAAGTTGTTAGTTTTGTGCTAGATTTTATAAGTTCTACAGGCATACCTGCAATTTCTGTTTGGTATCGTAAAAATTTATATCCCATAAGCTCATGTATCTTGTCTTTCTCAATACCAAGATGCTGACCTATGCTTGTATACAATTCCCATAGTCTTTCGTTTTGTTCTAGGCTACGGTTAAGTTTAGCGTCTGTTACTGTTACACGCCAGCGTTTAGTAAAGTCAAGATTTTTTAGCTTCTCTATAAGCTGAGGTAAGTTGTCTTTGGTTAATGCCCACTTTATCATCTCTCCATCCTTTCGTTTTAAATACTTGTCCATCTTTAGAAGTTGCTTTGTATTCTATATCATCACCAAATAGTTTTTTACATTGCTTGATAAATTCATTTATGCTCATCTTGGTGGACTCTCGTTATATCGTAAACCTTTTTGGTCAAACCAAAAGTTAAATGAACCTTCCCATTGTGCATTACGCTGCTTCTGAACAAAGACCTTAGCATCTGGAATAATCTTTAATTCATCATCTGAAGTCTTGCCTTCTTCTATTAACTTCTCTTTGTATCTGTTACGCCATACACAAATAATATTATCACATAAGTTACGAATATGCGAACTTCCCATAATGTTTGTAGCGTCAGGTATCTCTGCTTCGTCTTTAAGTTTTCTAGTATGTGCTACCAAAAAAATACTTACTTGTAAATCACGTGCTATAACAGCCAAACTATTTGTCAATCTTTTCTGTCCATCTAAAGACTCTTCAGTTACATCATCCAATTTCATTAAGCTGTCAATAATAAATACATCAACTCCCAATACATGCTTCCCATAATGCAGAGTTGCTATCATGTCTTCTGACTTAGTGCTTCCTGTTTGGTCGTATATATATAACTTGTCTTTAGCACGTTCACAAAACTTATGTATATATTCATCTGTTGGCTCTGGTGAACCTAATGCTTGTGTAATCATTCTAGCCAATGTAAGAACAGGTCTCATTTCTAAAGACGCTATTAAACATTTAGTATTCTGTTTCATCATAGATAATACAACTTGTGATAACCACATTGACTTACCATGACCTGATACACCAGTAAGAATTGTTAGTTCCGAAGCCCTAACCCTGAACTTATCTTCCGTCTTAATCCATCCAAGTGATTTACCACTATGAACTTCCTCACTAAAATACTGTACCAAATCATTAGCAAATAAATCCGTACTTTTAACCTTAAACTCTGCATGTCCATACCCCTCATTATAAAATTCTTGAACTGTTGATTGGCTAACTGTTAGTTTATCTATTACTTCACCTATATTCACTAAATGCCACCTTCCCAAACTTTTCGGATGTTAGTTACAGTTCCATCATCCCATCTTTCTTGGTTAAGTAATGTCATAGGTGCTGGCACAAACCCTTCTTTCCATGATTTAGTTTCTTTCATCATATTGACATAGCCTATAACTTTATCAGCTATTAAGTCAAGGTCTTTTGCTTGCCATTTTTCTAAACAACCCTTCTTATTATTTTTACGAACATTTGGATATGTATTCCAGAACTCTTCAAACCGCACAATGGGTTTTATTATCTTATCTCTATCTAATCTACTCTTATCTGTTATAGTATTTGTATAGATTTGCTCTATACTTTCATTTCTTATAAGCCAAGTATCTAATTCTTTTACTAATTTTTCTACAAAGCTGATAGGTTTTCTAAATCTAAAGGCAATATCTGATACTTGTGGTAATTTGCCATTTGACTCACTAGCTAAACACCATAATTTGAATAAAGTTGCCTGTTTTATATCATCCATTTTCATAAAATCAGGGTCATTCAAAATATCACGACCATAGCATTTAAACCACTTCATATCACTTTTATGCTTGTAATGCTGGTATTTATCCCAATTTTTAATACGCATGCTGCTCTCCTTTGTTAGTAATGCCAAAAAAGATTAGCATGAATAAAATCTATAAGCAAACTATTTTTTATATAGAAAATACTTGACAGGTGTTTTTTATGGGTTTAGAGTTCAATTGTCAACTTTAGGAGAGAGACATGAAAATTTCAACAATGATAGTATTAGCAGTAGCGTTTTGGGTTTATGTAGCCTTTTGCCTTTGGGCTATGGGTAAGTTTGCAGGAGCTATATAATGGAACGCCATTTAGATTATGATGATTATATAGATGAGATGGAAA